AATTGCTTTTATGTAAGTTATTGGTGCAAGACCTGTAGTAGAGTGTGTATGTAAGAATATTGGAACTTTAACATTTTCTTTTAATGATTTAACAAGATCATATGCTTCCTTAGGACCCATGATACCAGCCATATCCTTAATACATATGGAGTGTACTCCAATTGATTCAAGTTGTTTACCCATTGCTGCATATTTTTCAAGGTTATGTATTGGACTTGTTGTATAGCATATGCATCCCTGAGCATGTTTTCCCTGATTTAATACTTCATCAACGGCTGTTTCAATATTGCGAAAATCATTTAAAGCATCAAAAATACGGAATATGTCCATTCCATTAATTGCAGCGTGAGCAACAAATTTTCTTACTACATCGTCTGGATAATGCTTATATCCAAGTATATTTTGACCTCTCAAAAGCATTTGAAGTTTTGTGTTTTTTACTTTAGTTTTAATTTTACGCAGTCTTTCCCATGGATCTTCATTTAAATAACGCAGACATGAATCAAATGTTGCACCTCCCCAGCATTCAAGGGAATAATAGCCTGCCTCATCGAGCGCTTCTAATATTGCATCAAAATCAGAAAAAGGCATACGAGTCGCTATTAATGATTGATTTGCATCTCTAAGTATTGTTTCGGTTATGTTTACTTTCATATAGATTCTCCTCGTATAATAGTCATAGCACAGCTATGCTTTACATAATTTGATAAAATTATTAACGTTTTAAAATTAAATAAAATTTTATTTTAATAGTTCACCCTCCATTTACTTGTCGTATAAAATAGTTATGTTATGATTATATAACAACTAACTTAATATGTAAATAGGTAATATCGTTTTCAGCCTAATTAATTTAACGGTTATACATAATATGCAGTTTATTATAATGATGATACCAATACATACCTTATTAAATAATATTTTAAGTGAACAAAGTTAAATAAAAAAATCAATAACCTAAAAAACCTACAAAAAAAAGGTAATAAAAAACTACCACAAATTAATTAGTGATAGTTTTTTAAATTTAGAGTTTAAAATAATTTCTAGAATATTGAATTTGTAATGTTTTTTATAAGATTCTTTATATTTTCATAATAAATTTTATCATTTAATTTAATGGGAACTAAATTTTTTTTTATTCCTTCTATGGCAGTATAGCTTTTTATTTTATATTCATTGTTATCAATATAATAAAATTCATTGATATTATTATCTTTGTAAAAACCTAGCGGAATATTGATTTCCATTGTTTGCGTATTGATTTTCAAGTTAATATTAAAATTTATGTCTTGATTAATGTAATCGGTTTTAAAATCTGATATTATATTTAATATACAAAGCAATGAATTTTTTTTAATACTGAAATCATTGTTATTTATTTTCACTATAAGGCTATTGTAATACAAAATATCATCATACAAATTGAAAATATTGTTTAATAAAATTGGAAGATTAAATACATCCTCATAGTTGTGCTGCATTATTAAATAAGAGAATTCTTTTCTTGGTTCGATTTTATACGCTTCGTATAAAACAATAACATCTTCTCCTCCTAAAGTATCATCTCTTTTAATATTGAAATATTCTTCAATAGTTTTTAACTTTAAATCATTAATTTGAATTTTGTTTCGCAGTTGACGCATGTAGCTGTATAAGTCTATTTTAATAAAACAATCAAAATTAATATTTATGTCATGCTTTTGTGTTTTATTAATTAAAAAAGGAATATCAAAAGTGTTGCCATTATATGTAATTACATATTTTTTTGATTTAATTAAATCTTTTAAAAGTTTTAGTGCTTCTGGTTCATCAATTTTGTACTGGCAAAAAATTTGATATATTTTATAGCTGCCTGACTCATAAAGCAAGGTAGTAATAGAAATTATATCGGAGAATTGTCTAGAAAGCCCTGTGGTTTCTATGTCAAGAAAAAATGATTCTTTTAATAATTCATTTATATTTTTGTTGTTTGATATATTATCTAGTTCGTTGCTATTTACTATCATTTATCCTCCTTATAAAATATGTCATGATAAAATTATTTTGATTTATCGCCTAATATTTGGTAAGATGTTAAGAGGTGTATTATGTATATACTAATTTCTATATTTGCATCTTATGCGATGGGAATAATATCATATGAACTTGGATTCTTCAATTATTTATTCACTGCTGTTTTTGTTCTGCTCATTTACAACGGGTTAATCACTAAGAAATTCATATATAATATTGTAATAATTGCTTTTCTCTTACTTTCTTTCTTCAACTGTTATTATAATTCAAAATCAGTTTTATGTTTCTAATCTATTGAAATTGCACCTTAAGAAATCAAACGACAATAAAAACGGCAAAAAAAATTTTAAAAAAAATTAAAGGATGTTTTCAACTGCGTTTTTGGCCTTAGTCATCATATCCTCAGTAAAATGAGAATATGTCTTAATAGTAATTGCTACTGTATCACCAATCAAAGAAGCTATTGTCTGGAAGTCTAATCCTTTAGCAACCAATAGCGAAACATAGGTATGCCTGAGATCATGGACAGAAATTTTAAAACCTATTTTCTTGTAGTGAGTTCTTAAGTCACATGAAACAGCATTAGAATTTTTATAAGGGAATAACCTGCCGCTTATGTCGATAGGATGTTCATCTTTATATTTTTTCAGTTCATCCATAGTTGAATTTGGTATTGGAACCACTCTATTTGAATTTGGTCTTTTAACTATTCCTTCGCCGTATGTTTCCGGCTTATAATTCAGTAGCTTCCATTGTTTATTAACGGTAATCATTTTGTTTTTCTCATCTATATCGGACCATTTTAAGGCCAGTATTTCACCAAGCCTTAATCCGCACGTAACAGCGATAAGGCTTATAAAATAATATTTCGGTAAAAATATCTTGCTTAATAAATGCCCTATCTCTGATTTAGTCAGTGCCTTTACTTTTTCAGTTTTATTTTTATCTTCCGGCATAGTAATATTAAATACTGGGTTTTCTTTTAAAACTCTTGTCTTAATTGCATAGTTAAAAACAGTCTTCAATTTTACAATATGACTGTTGATAGTTGTTGCCTTCATACCTCTTTTAACCATATCATCCACACATTTCTGTATGTTCATGGCAGTAATCTTTTGAACCTGTATATCATTCAATGTTTCAAAATGTATTTTTGCCCGGTAATAACTGTTAATAGTATTAGCTTGGTTGTATAATTCTATATGCTCGACAAAAGCATCATATAATTGTTCAAATTTATCGTTTAAATGATCAGCATCTATATATTTAACTGCTTTGCTTAAAGCTTCTACTGTTTCATCTATCCATGACTTAGCTTCTTTTTGTGTCTTGTATCCTTGTTTAGATTTTTGTTTCCAACTCCCAGAGCTATCCTTGTAACTAATTACAGCTTGAATTGCTCCGTTTTTTTCCCTATATGTTACATTCCAATCCATTTATCTGCCTCCTTTTCATTCGTAATTATATTTACAAACAGTTAGTGGGCTAAAATAAATACAATAATTGTCCACTTCTGCATATAACCCATATTTAGACTCATAGAAATTTAAAACATCTCTTAGAAAATTCTCTGTAACATCTAAGTACTCTGCTAGTTCAAATAAATTTGTACACCCTTCAAATGATGCCTTGATAATTGATTTAAGAGGCACAAGTTTTTCATATGACCAATGCCTTGCCATTAACTCTTGTTTTCTATTACAAACGTTTTTTGTGTCTATAATATTGCCTGTTGTAGCATAATAATGCCCAAGCTCTTCGGCTAGAATGCATTTTTTTTCAGTTATTGTTACAATGTTTCTTTTAATACCTATAAAATCATTACGATACAATCCCTTAAGATTTCCAAGAAAATCAAATTCAATCACTTCTATTTCTTCATCTTCTGCAATTTGTATTAAACCTTCATATGTCATAACATCCCTCGTTATATAGGTTAAATTATTTTTCATTTTTTCCTTTTATTTTTAATAAATTCCTTAAAATCTTCTATTGATTGTAACTCTTCTTCTGTCCATTCTCCATCATGATGTGCTGCTAAAGTTTCAATTTCTGATTCTTTTTCTTCTAATAAGTCAGAACGTTTTACATTAAAGTATTTTGATAACATATCAATCTTGTCCATAGTAGGCAATCTTGTTCCGTTACACCATGTAGAAACCGCCGAACGGGTGACACCCAAATCATTAATCAAATCAATTTGTTTTTTATCAGTTATGTTCATGTAATAGTTTAATTTCTTTGCAAAAAGTTTTTTAAAGTAATCTTCGCTCATTTTTAATTATCCTCGATCGTTATTATTATTTCTATTTGTGTATATATTATACTATTAGTAGAGTTTTGTAAAGAATTATTTTTAAAAATCTACATTAAGTATTATATAGTGTATAATTAAACAAAACAAAAAATAAATCTACAAAAAGTATTGACAGTCTACATAAAGTAGATTATAATAAAAATATAAACAAACTCAAAAAAGAAAGGGGACAAACAGTAATGCAAAAGATAAGTTTAAAAGCGGCGAGAGTAAATGCAGAATTAACACAAGAACAAGCATCTGATAAAATGAACGTAGACAGGCAAACCATTATTAATTGGGAAAAAGGGAATACCAAAGTCGGGACAGCACAATTAATGATGCTTAGTCAGATTTATGGTTTATCTGTAGACTATATTTTTTTACCAAGTAAATCTACAAATAGTAGATAAAAATAAAAAGAAGAGGAGGTAAGAGGAGTTAAATGGCAGAATTAAAAATTGACAATGAATTTAAAAGCCTGATACCGCCGCTAACTTCAGAGGAGTACAAGCAGTTAGAAGAAAATTTAATAAAAGATGGTTGTAGGGATAGTTTAGTGATTTGGAATGGGACAATCATTGACGGTCATAACAGATATGAAATATGTACTAACTATAATATTGAATTTAATATAACTGAAATTAAATTTGATAAAAAAGATGATGTTGTTGAATGGATTATCAGAAATCAGTTTGGAAGAAGAAACATATCAGATTATGTGAAAGCGGAACTTGCTCTTAGATTAGAAAATGTTATTAAGGCAAGAGCTAAGGTAAATAAAGTTGATGCTATGGCTAAGGCAAGAAAACATAATCCAAATAATTCAGCAGAACAGTTTAATCTGAAATCAAACAAAACTGTCAATACTCACGAAGAACTTGCTAAGATAGCCGGTGTAAGTAAAGACACTATATGGAAAACAAAAGTAATAAAAAATGAAGGGAGTGAAGAATTGCAAGCACAAGCAAGAAAGGGGAAAATAAGTATTAATAAGGCTTTTAATCTTACAAGAAAGCCAGAACCTGCCAAAACGAATGAAGAAATTAAAAAGAGAGTTTGCATTATGTGTTGTAAGGAAAAACCATTATCAGAATTTTATGGCAGAGACAATGAATGCAAAGAGTGTAAAAACTCAAGAACTGGATTAAAGATATCAAGAAAAGAAGCAAGGGAATTGAATGAATTGTATCCTGATGAAATGCTGGAAGAAATTTATGAAGATATGAAAAATCCGACTCCAAAAGCACTTGAATCTGGGGAAAAAGAAAAACATAACTACAATTCAATTACAGCAGAATATGAAGAATTGCTTAACACCTTTAATAGAAATATCAGAAAATTTACTTATATGCCACAAGTCAAAGAATGCAAAACATCAAAAAAGTTAACTGATGAAACAATAAAAATTTTAAAAAAAATAATAAATTAAATTGGAGGAATGAAAGTGGAAAAATCATCTATAAAAACAAATTATCAAGTAGTAATGGTTAATGAATTAAGTTTAGGAAAATATCAAAGAACAGTTAAAATTCAGAAAGTAAAAGCCATGGCTAAAGAATTCGACAAAACATTACTGGGAACAATCACAATCAGCAAAAGAGATGGACAACTCTTTGTAATTGATGGACAGCATAGAGTTGTGTTAGCAAGAATCAAAGGATTAAAAGAGTTGATGGCCTTAGTTTATGAAGGACTAACCTACGAAGAAGAGGCAGAGTATTTTAATAAGTTAAACGGTGCAAATGGTGAAAAGTTAAGACTCTCTAAAACTGAAATTTTCAATGCAAGTATTGAAGCTAAGGAAGATAAATCGATTGAAATTAAAAATATTATTGAAGAATTTGGATTCAGAATATCTCCTGCAAGTGGAATTAATAGTGTTGCTGCTATTAGCACAGTTGAAAAGATACATAAAAAACATGGTGGACAACATTTACGTAATACTTTGAGATTGCTGAAAGAAACTTGGAATGGTGAAACCTACTCATTAAATAATTTAATGATATCCGGTGTTTCTGAATTCTTGAAAATTTATAGTAGTGAAATTGATTTCAATAAAAAAACATTTGTGAGTCAGCTATCAAAAGTAGACGCTAAATTAATTATTAGAGAATCGAAAAGCGATACATCAACTGACAATAGTGCTGTAAGAACTATGAATACATTATTAAAATATTACAATAAAAGCCTTCGAAGCAAAAGGTTAGAAAATAAGCATTTTAATATTTAAGGAGGTAGCTAACATGTCAGATAAGCTTTTAACAAGACAAAATTTAGCGGATCGCTGGCAGATATCGCTGAGGACAATCGATGATTATAAAAAAGAAGGAATAATACAGCCAGTAAAAGGCATACCAGCCACTCGATTTACAGAGCAACATATTTTGGAACTAGAAGGTGTAAAGCTGGATAGATTATCACCACTCGAAAGAAGACGACTAGAAGCAGATATTGAAAAACTTAAAATTGAAAACAGCAAATTGAAATCAATTCTAACTAATGTACTGGCAGAAACATCGCAGGTTATAGGGATGGAGGCAAGCTAAATGTTTACAAATTTAGCAAGTGAATTAATAACAATAGCTGTACAAGCATTTTTTATAACAATAACAGGGTTCATAGTTGTATTTGCAGGGCAAGACATAAGGAGGTGATAAGAACGTGTACACAGAATTTGAAATCTGCAGAATATTCAGAAATGCGGATATAAAACTAGACAGAATAAAATTGCTCCAGGAACTAACCATGCTAGATAGTAAAACGATAATTGAGATTTTGGAAAAGCATGGATATGAGCTAACTGTAACAGTAAAAACAAAAACCCAACATAAAAAGGTATTAACAAAAGAAATATTTATGGAACTATACAATAAGGGATTGAGTGATTCAAAGATTTCAAAACAAATCGGATTAACAGAGGGAGCTATAAGGTACTGGAGAGATAAAAAATTCAAGTTGCCAGCGAATGGAAGAAAAAAACTGACTAATTCGCAGTTAGTCAGCAACTAATAAAAAATACATTTGGCTACATTGTAGCAGAAAGGATTTAAAAATGCAAATAAATTTAGAAAAATTAGTTGATGTAGCTGTTGAACTAAGGATAGCAACACTTAAAGCTGATGAGCAAGGTATCATATGTTATTCAAAGACATTAGGCGGCGAAGAATACTTCTCACTTTGGAGAGAAGAACAGTTTGCGGAAATTATAAAAGACAGAGAATACAAAATTAAGAGATTTAATGGCGAGTATTGCAATTACAAATATGAGACATATATAAGCGGATTGAAATTTTCATGTATAACAAAACAGCTGTTATTTGATGGCGATGAAAAGAAAATTGAGGAGGAAATATAGATGAACAAAAATGAAATAAAGAAATTTCTTGAGTTAGAGGAAGTTAAAACTATTAACAATATTAAACAGGAAAGAAATAAAGAATTAGAAAATCTAAAAGAAAAAGCATCAAATGAAGCTTTAAAAGGATTGAATTTAAATGAAATAGAAGTTGATGCAAAATTACTGTTAAACAAGTTTAAACAAATAGAAATATATCTTGAAAAAAACACTATTTATACATGTGATGCTGCTCATGCAATAAAAGCATCTGAATATTTAGAATCAATGATAAATACAGGATTTGAAAAAGATATTAAAGAATCCATAAATGCTCGTTGGAGAGAAACGTCACAGCCAGAGATAAATTATAAAAAACAAAAAGAACAAATTAGAGATGAATATACAAAATTAAAAGGTAATATTTCGGCAATGACAGGTGTACAAGCAACTGAATATTTGAAGGAACTAGGATTTAAAATACCTGAAATAAATATTGTAAAGAATGAAGTAATGTCACCTATAAATATTTCTTTATTAAAAGAATTGAGGGGTGAAATCTAAATGTTTAGAGGATTACGACCGGATGAAATAGAAGTAAGAGTAGGATCTGTATCTGCTAAAGGTGCATCACTATTGCTTTATAAAGATGCACGTTGCGATATGAACATCCTGGATGAAGTATATGGACCTGAAGGATGGCAGAGAAGACATGAAGTTATAAATGGCAACCTTTACTGTGGAATTGGTATATGGAACATAGGTATAGGGGAATGGGTTTGGAAGTGGGATTGTGGCACTGAAAGTAGAGCCGATGGAGAGGGAAACGAAAAGAAGGGCGAAGCTTCAGATGCATTTAAGAGAGCTGCATTCAATATTGGAATAGGCAGGGAACTTTATACAGGCGGATTTATATTTGTAAATTGTGAAACTGAAGTAATAGACGAAAAAGCAACTTATAAGAAGTATAAACTTAAAAACTCTTATCAATTCAGCGGTGCTAAGGTAACAGATATTCAGTATAAGGAAACAGAGAATAAAAGGGAAATAATCGGATTGGTAATTAAAGACAGCAAGGGCGCTCAGTTATTTGCTAAGCATGGACAGGCACCGGATAAGTCTAATACAAATGCACCTCAAGCAGAATCGCCTAATGAAGAAATAGAGGCTTTAAGAGGCAAAACAATAGACAAAGTACAGCTTACAACTATTGAGGCTGAACTAAAAAGAACAAGTGTACCAGTAATTCAAATAACTAAAAGATACATGGTGTTTGAGTTAAAAGAATTGACATTAGAGCAATGGAAAAACGCAATGTCTATTCTTGAAAAGATACCAACAAAACAAAAGAAAGACTTAGGTCTATAGGAGGACACAGATGATAAAAGTAAAAGTAATAGATGACAATGGACAGCCAAAAGGCAGAGCTTATACATATAAATCAGAAATTGAAGTTAATGTTGGTGATTTGGTAATTGCTGACATGGCAGGTAAAGACAAGATTCTAATAGTAACAGAAACAAATATTGCTGAAGAAAAGGTGGACTTTGAAATTAAAACAATTAAAGGTCTTGCAACAGATATTGAAACTGAAGAGCCGGCTACATTGCAATTCAAAGTTGAAAAAGAAGTTCTTCCGGTTATAAAAATCAATTTTGATGAAATGAAAAAAGCTCTAACAAACACATTAACAGAATACAACGGAATTATTGTAACAGAGCAAAGTTTATCATCCTGCAAAGCAAAACAAAAGGATCTAGCAAGCTTGAGAGTTAAAATTGACAACTACAGAAAGGATAAGAAAAAAGATTTATCTAAGCCAATAACAGCATTTGAAAATCAATGCAAAGAATTAATCGAATTAGTAGAAAAAGCTGAAGGACCAATTAAAACAGGCATAAAAGTATTTGATGACCAAAAGAGAGATTCTAAACGTACACAAGCTGAAGAACTTGCCAAAGAGGTTGCTGCTGAATATAGCCTTAATGAAAAGTATGCTGTGAGACTTGAAATATTGGACAAGTATTGTAATTTAACAGCGAAGTCAAATGAAGTTAAAGAAGATTTGATTTCAAAGGCTATGACATTAAAAGTGGAACAGGACAGAGAAGATGAATTGATTGACATTATAAAAGATACAATCGAATCTGAAAACGAAAAAATCAATCGCAAAATGAAGTTTGAAGACTTTAAAAGATACATAGACAGAGGAATGACAACTAAAGAGGTTATAGCTGAAATAAAGCTTAGTGCAAATAGGATTTATGAAGCAGAGAATCCTCCGATAATAGAACCCGAACCAATACAAGTTATTCAAGAACCTGTACAAGAGCAAATACTAGAAACTATGCCAGGTCCTTATAATATTCCTGCTGCTGAAGTAATCTCAGAACCTATACAAATACCTTTTGAGATAGAAGAGGATTCAACATACTACGCAGTATATAGAATAGTTGGACAACTCGAACAGCTAAAAAGCGTATCAAAATTCTTAAAAGATAATGGAATTACTTATACAGTAGGTGAGCAAGGCGAGATATGAGAAAACCTTCAATATTGCAAGATGTAAAAGAATGTTACATAACAAGCAGGATAGATAATCTTCATCCACATCACATATTCTTTGGAACGGGCAATAGAAAAGTATCCGATAACAACGGATTTTGGGTGTGGCTAACAGGAGAATATCATAATCAAAACAGTAGAATAGATGTTCACCATAACAAAAAATTAAACTTGAAATTAAAGCGTGAATGTCAAGCGAGATATGAAGAAACGCATAGCAGAGAAGATTTTATAAAACTTATAGGCAAAAATTATTTATAGGTGATGATATGGAAATAACATTCACAAAAGGCAAGATAACTAGAGAATTTAACGGGGACTTTGAGGTAACACTCATTGTTCCCAAGCAAGAGCAAAGCAGTATAGACACACTGAATGAGCTTTTGAGCAACGATAAAATCAAAGAAGCTAAGATATGTAACAAGACAAAAAAACGCTCATTAGATTCAAATGCGTACGCATGGAAGCTTGTAACTGAAATGGCAAATGTACTTAGGTCTAGTAAAGAAGAAGTTTATTTGTCAATGCTGAAAAGATATGGACAAAGTAGTGTTGTATCGGTTGTAGAGCAAGGCGCTGAATTATTCAAGAGGTCAGTCAAATATTGTGAAGACTTTGGAGAAGCTGATTTGAATGGAAAGCACTTCAAACATATAAAAGTATTCACAGGATCAAGTGAGTATGACACAAGAGAAATGGCGATTCTGATTGATGGAATAGTAAGCGAATGTAAAGAATTAAAGATTAGTACTTTGACACCTGCAGAGCTAGAAGTAATGAAAGGAGCGTGGAATAGTGGCGGAGAGAAGAATGTTCGCAAAGACAATAATTGACAGTGATGCATTTTTAGATATGCCATTGTCAACACAAGCATTATATTTTCATCTTTCAATGAGAGCTGATGATGATGGATTTATAAATAATCCAAAAAAAATACAGAAAATGATAAGTTGTGCTGATGATGATTTAAAACTATTAGTGGCTAAGAGATTCATAATACCTTTTGAAAGCGGAGTAGTAGTTATTAAGCACTGGAAGATGCATAACTACATTCAAAAAGATAGATATAAAGAAACTATGTATCAAGACGAAAAGAATTTATTAGATGTTAAAGAGAATAAGGCATACACATTGAAATCAGACGTTTTTAAGATAGTGGATACAGAATGTTTACAAGATGGATACAGTTTGGAGACACAGGTTAGGTTAGGTAAGGATAGTATAGGTAAGTCTATAGATAAAAAAGAGCAACACTCTCTTATAAAACAAAATAAAACTAAATACGGTGAATTTGAAAAAGTATCACTTTTAAAAGAAGAGTATTTAAAACTAATAGAAAATTTAGGACAGGCTGCTACTAATGATTTTATAACAAGATTAGATAGTTACAAAGCATCCACAGGTAAGACTTATAAGAGTGATTATGCAACTATCTTAAATTGGAGCAGGAAGGAACCTGTAAAACAACCAAATCAATCAACTAAAAAGCCTAACAAATTTCATAACTTCACACAAAGTGATGATGTCGATTTTGAAGCAATGGCAGAGCAACGCTGGGATAAATTAAAAGAGAAGTTTAACAAGGGTTTGACTTAAAAATCTTAAAAACAAATGGAAGAAGGAGAATTAATGAATAAATTAAAGTATTACTGGCGTTGTATTAAATGGTTATACAAACACAGAAATTGGACAAACACAAAGCAGAAATTTAGAGCTATGGCTAGGGAGGTTCAAGAATGAATTCAGTAATTTTATTAGGAAGATTAGCACGTGATCCTGAACTAAGTTTTATACCAAGTACAGGATTAGCAGTAACAAAGTTTAGTTTAGCAGTAGATAAGGATATGAGTAAAGATAAAAAGGAACAAGCAAAGCAGCAAGGAAAACAAACTGCAGATTTTATAAACATAACTGTATTCGGCAAATCAGCTGAAAATTGTGCAAACTTCTTAGCAAAAGGAAGTCAGTGTGCAATACAGGGCAGAATAAACACTGGAAGCTACACAACACAGTCAGGCGAGAAAAGATATACAACTGATGTAATAGCGGACAGAGTAAACTTTTTAGATCCAAAAGGACAGGCTAAGCCAAGTGGCAATTCATACGGAACAGCTGAAGATGCTTACTATCAATCAAACAGCGATTCAGACGATTTATTCACTCCGGTGGATGATGAAGACATTCCATTTTAAATAATTTCAAACAAATGAAGGAGTTGTCAGATATGGTAGCTCCTAAGGAGGGACAATGAGTGATCAAATAAAATTCAATGAATTCATAAATGAAATTGAAGATGAAACTTTTGACGAAGATATAGATCAGGAAGATTGGACTAAAGCAGACGCCAAATCCTATAAAGATTTTATAGATGAGCAAAGAAGCAAAGCTAATGCATTTATCATTAAGCAGCAGCTTCCATATGAGCAAAAACTGATTTTAGCAGAGGTAAGAGCAAGAGAATTTTATGAAAAACTTGATGGTAATTGTTTTGTATCAGTTGGTGGATTAGACAGTATCACATTGTTATTGTTTTTAAGATCAATAGGATTGAATGTTCCGGCGATATCAGTTTCATCATTGGAAGATAAGAGCATACAAGAAATACACAAGCAATTAGGTATCATACCATTAAAACCATATAAAACAAAGGTCCAAGTTATTAAAGAATGTGGGTATCCAATTATCAGTAAAGAAAAAGCATCAAAAATACAATTATTACAGAACCCTACAGACAAAAACGTAACTGTAAGGCATGCAATAATAACAGGTGAATGCGGAAAACAAGGCGGATACAGAAAAGGAACTAAAATGAAACTCCCACAAAGATGGCTTGAATTGTTTGCAGGACCTGAAAATGATAGTTATGGTACCCATTATAAAACAGCTCCTTTTAAAGTATCAAACGATTGCTGTTACTACATGAAAGAGAAACCATGTGACGATTATGCAAAGCAAACAGGCTTTCATCCATATCTAGGTTTGATGGCATCTGAAGGAGGTCAAAGGCAAAAGGCACTTATGAAAAATGGTTGTAACTACTATGGGAAAACAGTAACTAGAAGTTGCCCATTTGCAATTTTTACTAGGCAAGATTTGCTACAGTTAGCATTAGATTTAAATGTACCGGTACCTAAGATTTATGGAATAATAACAAGAGATAAAGACGATACGTTGAGAACTACAAGAGCCCAACGAACCGGCTGCAGCATGTGCGGTTTTGGCATACATATGGAGAAGAGACCTCACCGATTCGACAGGTTGAGAGAAGATAATCCAAAAGAATGGCACTTCTGGATGTACGATATGGGTTGGGGAAAGGTCCTGGATTACATTGGAGTACCTTGGCAGAATTACGGAGATGAAGTTAATGGACAAATTTCTATATTTCATGGGGACAATTAATTGATTAAATTTACTATACCAGGAGGGAACAATGTCTTATAAAAAATACAACAATAAAAAGGTTGAAGTTGACGGAATAGTATTTGACAGCATCAAAGAAAGTAGGAGATATGCAGAGTTAAAGTTACTTCAACGAGCGAATAAAATCACTGATATTCAGCTTCAAGTAACATTTGAATTATTGCCGTCATTGTTTGAGCCTGACATAATCGGCAAGCGTGGCGGTATTAGAAAAGGCAAGGCTATTGAAAATGCAGTCAAGTACATAGCAGATTTTGTTTATTATGATGTTGACAAAGGTAAAAGGATCGTTGAAGATTCAAAAGGCTTCAGGACTAAAGAATATGTAATTAAGCGGAAGTTGTTTAAGCAGAAATATCCGGAGTATGAATTTATTGAAAGTTAGGGAGGAAATAGAATGATAAAAGCTAAAGATGGCAGATTGATATTTGATAATGTCAAGGATCTAAACGCTGAGATTAACAGACGAATCAAACCGCAAATAGATAACGAAATAGAAAACCTACATAAAAGATATGATGAGCAAATAGAAAACGCAAAGATACAGGCAACTAAGGATGCAAGCACAATGATGTTACCTGTTATAGCGACAAAATTTGGCAGTGGACAGGGACCACAAATTATTTGCAGAACAGACAAGTATTCAATAGAGTTGAAAATTAATACATCTCCAACTATTTCACCGCATTTTCTTTATAGACTTCATTTTGTGCAAGAATAGTAGTTAAAGTATCACCAAGTTGAGTAAAAGCCGCTGCCATTAAAGCAATTTCCTCGTCTGAGTAACACTTTGAAATGATACAGGCAATAGCCGTTATATAAGTAACAATTTCACATGAATTCATATTTTCACCTCATTAAAATTATATGATATCATGTGAAATTTATGAAAATAGACAAAATAATTAGTTTTTTAAATAATAAGGAGAGTGATTAAAATATGCTGACAGAAGAACAGAGAGAAAAAATAAAATATTTAAGTGAATATAGATATCTTAATGCAGAAATTGACAGAAAAATAAAATGCATTGAAGATTGTAAAAGTAAAATATATAACATAACAGGCACCTTATCTGATATGCCAAAGAGTAAGAATCGCAGTAATACAATAGAAAATGGTATAGCAACAATAAACGAGATTGAGGAAACAATTAACCAGGATATAGACAAACTTTTATTAATAAGATCCAGTATTGAAAATAAAATAAACAACATTAGAGATCCAAAGCTAAGGGAAATTATGAAATGCAGATACTTGGATTGCAAGACATATGAACACATAGCAGTTGACTGTAATTATAGTTACCAGCAAGTACTTAGGATTCATGAAAGCGCGTTAAATTTAATAAAAATATAA